TCTACAATTTTTTCATAACCTTCTACAAAAGCTTGCTGTAGATAACCCATAGTTATGATATTAATTCTATCAATTGTAAAAATATGTTCTTGAGCTATTGCCACCCAAGGTCTTAAATTAATTTGTTCACCCAATCTTGTTCCTAATGGCATTAGTTCACTTACTAATTCAATAGGATGTTCGATATCAACGGTGTCTCCGTCGCTGTAAACTCTACCTACTATTGTAGAGCCGTCCATTAATTTTAGTATTCTAATTTCTTCAGACATCTAGTTTAACAAGTTTATAATTGAAGCCTTCTTCATTATAAATCTTGATCCTCTCTATTAAGTGGTTCATTGTGTAGTTTTTCTTTGACTTGTAGGATAAATCATCTCCTATATCGAAGAGCCTACACTCCACTTTATTGTCTCCTTTACGAAGTCCTCTACCAATACTTTGTAAGTTTCTAATCCTACTCTTACTAGGTGAGGCGAACACAATATTATGTAGGTTCCTTATATTTATGCCTGTAGAAAATGTACCGTATGAGGCAATAATTATAGCATCTTGTTGTTTCTCTGTGATAGATCTAATCTCTTCTCTAACCTCTGTATCTGTGCCTCCATATACAAAGAATACTTTTCTATCTCCCTTTACTGCCTTACTAATCATCTCGTGTAATACAACACCATGCTTTTCTACAAATTGAAATAGTACAAGAGAGTTACCTTCTTGTGCTATTGTTAGGTTCTTAATAATTTCATTACGATCTGGGTGTGTTACTATCCAATCTATTTCTTCTTGGTAAGTCATACCCTTAACTTCTTTTCTGTGTGCGTCTTTCCAATTAATCATACAACAAATAATTTTAAGATTAGCAAGTTGTTTGGTGTCCATAAGTTTCTTTGTAGTTGTTACCTTATGGACTTGTCCAAACACGCCTTCTAGTACTAATCTATGTGTCTTTGTGCCGTCTAATGTTCCTGTTGTGCCCACTCTATAAGGTGTTTTTACAAGTTTATTCATTAGTGTAGTCAACGACTTTGCCTTAAACAAGTGTGCCTCGTCGCCATACACGACATCAAACTGTTCAAACCATTTCTTAGGATATTTGTATATAGATTGCCATGTACTGATTGTTACAGGGTATTCATTTGTTTTTTCTTTACCACCATAAATTCGATGGCAATTCTCCGAGACTCTCCAGCCATTTGCCGTAGAGTAATCTTGAAAGTCCCCGTACATTTGTTCTACCAATGATGTAGTAGGGACAATAATAAGTTGTTTTCTTCCCTTTAGTTGGTGATAACGAATAAGAGAATATATAATGAGAGACTTCCCACTAGCAGTTGGAGAGAGTAATAAAGTTCTTCCCCTATTGACTGCCAATTCGACTGCTTCTTGTTGGTAATCTCTGACTTGTATGTCTTTTCCATTTGCCTGTACCTTTAGCTCAGTTGTAAATCTTTCAATGTCAATCTGTTCACCTATCTCAGGCATGTTTACTTCAATATCATACTCTAATGTCTCAGCAAACTCTACCAAATAAGGTAACAGTCCTATATATAATTCTCGATTATACAAGTTAAATAATCTTGCCTTGCCGTCCCAAACTTTTTTTCTGTATAGTGGCATAAATCGAGCGCCTGGGACATCAAAGGTAAAGAAGTCACATATTTCTTGTGCAGTACCCGGATCAGTATCTACTTTAATATGTACTTCGTCTTTTTTAGTTACAGAGATCATGCCACTCTTCTAAGGTTACTTCCTTATTGTTTTGTTTAATTATATCGTATGCTATATCTTCATTCATTAGACTATAAACTTCAGCCTCGGTAAGATCTTTAGTTTTGTCTTTAGTGCTGACACCTTTTCGTGTAGAAACATATTGTTCTAACTTTTCAAATAAAATATAGTCTTGTTTAATGTCCTCTATCTGTTGTAGAAAATCAGGTATCCACCAATCAGGGTGTTCAAACACAACCTTAATTTTCATTTTCTTAGATATTTTTTCTACATTTTTAGCGCTTTGCAATCTATCCAAAGGATCTCGTAATATTACTACTCTTTTTAAATTTGTAGTTTTGTATCCTTCTATATCTATTATATTTTTACCTAACATATATTCTGAAGATGTAGAACCTGATCGAGGGGCAACAAGTAGTGCCATTTTATCGTTACATATAGCTATTGGAGGAGGGTGATTCCAATCAGTTGTCATTAGTAACTCCCGTTTGTAAACTTAGTCCATTCTATTGCGTTTTTAATATCAAAAGATCTACTACTAATATTTTTCATACAACCTTCTACAAATACTAGGCATGTACTTAAATATTCTAACTTGTCTGCTAACTTAATTACTTCCTCATCTGTATCTAAGAAGTCATTCATCTGATTATTAAGTGGTGCGTTACCTAAATATTGATCCCAACCTAATTCATTAAGTTTCTTTTGATCCAACTCACCTCTATAATACTGCCACTTCAATCTTCTATGTTTCAGTAGCTCACTTTGGGATTTCCTACATTGTAATCTTAATGTAGTCAAATAATTTAGATATTTGGAATGTAATTCTGGAATTCGTGTGGACTCCTGTCCTAAATTGAGTTGATCAATTTTACAGTCTTCTTGCCACATATCTTGTAATTCTTGTAGACTTATCATAATATACACATTATAGACTCTACTATACTAAGAGTCAATGTTTAATTGTACCAATTGGTTAAATTACTTCTACTTCGTAATAACTGTATTTGAACATAGCTACACCTTGCATATATTCAGTACTGCCTGTAGATATTTCAAAATCCAATCCCTGTAAACTGATAGGAAAACTATCTACGAATGTAATGTTTATCTTAGGGTTGTTATTAGAGTCTAGCAATATTAATGTTGCGTCACTCTTTTGTTTAGCTGCTTGATTTCCGTCTTGATCTGGAAATCTATAATTCTGTTTATCACTCCACTCTTTAGATTGTTTATAGTTCTGTGGAAAACCTAGTCCTACTAACCAATCATATAACTCTTTATAATTTTTCATGTCCTCTTGTATGAGGAACCTTATCATTAAAGTACCGAACTCTAATTTATCACCAGGATTTCCTACATCTACAAATGGTGTAGCTTGTATTGCAGGAGGTAGATTCATTTCTGGAATGTTAGCTGCATTACAGAAATAATTTGTATTAGGAATGTTATGTATCTGAAACTTAAATGCGTTAGGACGCAAATAATCTAGTTCATTAGGATTATTCTCGCTCCACGATGCTTCAGTAACATTCGTAATATTAGTTGTTGTCATCTACCTTGTCCTCTGTATTTTTTATACGATCTTTTTTTACTTTTATTCATAGTAGACATTGCTATTTTAACACTTCTACCTCTGCCTCCAACACCTTGACTAGATGATTTCTTAACTCCAGTATGTGTTAGTTTTACCCACTTTGATTTTGCCATAATATACTCCTAAAATGATACGCTAACACCACAACCACAAGCAGATTGTTCTTGAGGATTTACAAATTCAAAACCTTCATTCAATCCTTCTACTTTCCATGATATAATCGTACCTGCTAGGTAAACTTCTGACATAACATCTAGCCAAACTTTAAATTTACCAAAGTCTATTTCTATATCACTCTCCTGATTAGGTCCATCAGCATAATTAAATACATAAGAAAAACCAGCACACCCACCACCTGTCAATCCAAAATGTATTCCTTTGGATTTGTTTCTTTCCAATTTATCCATAACTTGTTTCAACGCTTCATCTGTAAAATCCACCAATGGTGGTCTAGATGTAGCTATCATCATGCTAGGATCGAATTGATTAGCTTGCAACATGCGCTCCATCTTTAGACATAGTCATTTCTTCTATCCAAGTAGTGTTACGACCTGCTTTCTTTTCTTCCCAATCTCGAATTGCTCTTTTAATACTATCTTCTGCTAATACAGAACAATGTATTTTAATGGGTGGCAATTCAAGCGCGTCAGCAATTTCCTTATCCTTAATAAGTTTTGCCTCTTCTATTGTTTTACCCTTTAAC